GGAATTAAACCGCTGCAAGATAAGCTAAAAGAAATAAATAAAAAGCTGACAGATGAAAAGAGAAAGCTAAGAGGCACAGAGAAAGGTAAGAAAGGTCAGCAGCGCGAGGCAGGCACATTCAATACTGCAACTAAAAATAAGCTCACAAAAGCTGACAAAAAAGTTAGTGGATTGAAAGCTGATATAGAAAGACTAGAGGCTGATATTCAAGCCAGAACAGATAAAGAGTTAGAGTTCAACCAGCGTGTTGAAGATATTATATCTGCACTGCCATCTAAGATCGGTAACGAGGTCAGGTCTAAGCTCAAGGCTGATGGCAAGGTCACGCCTAAAGAAAGAAAGAAAGCTATAAAAGCTATACTTGATGCCAAGTATGGTGACTTTGACGAGCTTGACTTCCAGTACAGGGCAGAGGAGATTAAGAATAGGATTACGTCAAGTCCAGACGCAACACTAGAATACTCTGACAAGAGTAGAATGTCAGATGGGTTTGATCCTAAGCCAGAGAATAGAGGCAAATCAGCTCCATTCCGCGCAAAGACGTTTACAATACCTGACGAGTTAATTCAAGACTTTATTGAAAATGACATCAACTTGTTGGCTCAAAGACATCTTATGAATGTAGCGCCCGATGTTGAGATTAAGCGTCAATTCGGCTCTCTTGATTTAGAAGATCAATTCCGTGAAATTAATGAAGATTACGCAATCTTAATTGGTAAAGCGGCTGACGGCAAAGCAAGAGCTAAGCTGGAAAAAGCTAAAGCTAAAGACCTTCGCGACTTGAAAGTTATGATAGATAGGATGCGCAATGTGCATGGTAACTTTGACCCTAACAATCCGTGGCATAGAGTAGGTAAAGCATCCAGAGACTTAAACTACATGAGACTGATGGGTGGAGTAGTTGCATCATCCATACCTGACCTTGCCAGAATAGTTATGTCCAATGGACTAGCTAAGGCTTTTGGCAATACCGACAAGTTTGCTTACGCAATGGAAAAGCACAAACCGTTTCTAGATGAAATTCAATCCTACGGTATAGCTATAGATTCGCTTATCAATGGTAGAGGGAGCTTAATTGCTGACATACAGGACGTAACTAGAGGTGGCACTAAGTTAGAGCGGGCGCTAAGCACTGGCGCTAGAAAGTTCTCAAACATTAACTTAATGAATCAGTGGACAACATCGGTTAAGTTTGTGCAGGCACTAACTATGCAGACAAGAATCGCTGATGACTTAGTAGCGGGCAAGATACCGAAAGAGCTTAGCAGGCTAGGAATCAATGATGAGCAGGCAAAGGTAATAGCTGGACTTATCAAGAAGCATGGTCAGAAGCAAGACGGAAACTGGATGGCTAATCGTCATTTATGGGACGACCCGCAATCAGAAGAGTTATGGGCTGGAGCACTTAGGCAGGAAACAAATAGGGTTATTGTTACTCCCGGTCAAGAAAAGCCTATTATCATGTCAACACAGGCAGGCCAAACCTTATTCCAGTTCAAGTCATTTATTATGTCCGCCCAGAATAGAATACTTTTTGCTGGACTTCAGAAGCAAGACGAGTACCTGTACCAAGGCTTAGTTACTATGGTTGGATTAGGTATGATGACGTATATCTTTAAGCAATGGAACGCTGGCAGAGAAGTCAACTATGATATTGAAAATCTAATAATAGAAGGTATTGATAGAAGTGGTGCGCTTGGTATTATTATGGAAATGAATAACATGCTTGAAAAATTATCAGCCAACAACCTTGGCGCGAGAGCGCTGGCAGATGTAACAACAACGTCAAGCAGGCAAGCGGGAAGAAGCGTCCTTGAAAGTGCGGCTGGCCCAACTTTTGGTACGGCAGGGAATCTAGCCAAAGTCCTATCAGGGCTTACAGGTGAAGGTGAAATGACTGCATCAGATAAAAAAGCATTTTCAAGACTAATACCAACGCAAAATGTTTTCTATCTTAGGCGTGGGTACGATAAACTTAATGAACAGATTATTGGAGAAGATTAGATGTCCGCAACAACAATTATAGTTAATGATGTAGAGCCTAGACGGCAATATACTGCAACAAGCGGGCAGACTGTCTTTGACTTTCCGATCCCATTTTTTAATGATGCAGACTTGCAGGTATACCTTACACCAGTAGGGCAACAGTCTAGTGACACCGCTGACATTCTTGTGCTGACAACTAATTACAGCGTAGTAGGTGCAAACACACAGGACAGTGGAGAAATAACACTTGTTACTGGCGCGACTACAGGCGATGTAATTACCATTGAGCGCGTAGTAAGCATCTCTCGATTGACAGATTTTCAAACTTCAGGTGACTTGCTTGCTGAAACAGTAAACAGGGAGCAGGACACGGAGATATTTATATCTCAACAATTAAGAGCGGACATTAACAGGTCTTTCCGCTTACCGATCACAGATACGTCAGCAGCGTCACTTGTTCTACCTTCACCAACAGCTAACTATGTTATAGGCTGGAACAGCACAGGCGATGCAATTACAAACTTCCAAGAGATTGGGCAGTATCAAGGGACAGACGCAACAACAACAACAATGAGCTACGCTGTACGGGACTTGCTTAAATCAACAACTGCTGGTCAACTTGATAATGTTTATATCTGCATACAAACATCACCATCAGGAACACTGCTAACGAATACGGCCTATTGGTCACTTATAGTAGACGCTGTATCAGCAGCTACATCAGAAGCTAATGCAGCAGCCTCGGCTAGTGCAGCAGCTACAAGCGCAAGCAACGCATCAACAAGTGAAACAAATGCAGCTACAAGTGAAACCAATGCAGCTTCTAGTGAAAGCGCTGCATCTACTTCTGAAACCAATGCAGCTAGTAGTGCGTCAACTGCCTCTACAGCAGCAAGCAATGCAAGTACATCTGAGACTAATGCAGCAACTTCTGAAACCAACGCTGGCACAAGTGAGACTAACGCCGCTTCTAGTGCTAGTAGCGCATCAAGTAGTGCATCAACAGCAACTACCAAAGCCTCAGAGGCGGCTACCAGCGCGTCCAATGCTTCAACGTCAGCAACAAATGCCGGGACATCAGAGACTAATGCAGCCAGTAGCGCATCCAGTGCAGCTACAAGCGAATCAAATGCGTCAACAAGCGAAACCAATGCAGCTAGTAGCGCATCTTCAGCAGCAGCATCTTACGATGATTTTGATGATAGATACTTAGGCGCTAAAGCTACTGACCCCGCACTTGATAATGATGGTGACGCTCTCATAACAGGTGCTTTGTACTTCAATACTACTGACGATGTAATGAAAGTGTGGGAAAGCACATCATGGGTTGCAGCTTACGCCTCATTATCAGGCGCTTTAATTGCAACAAACAACCTATCTGATGTAGCAAATGCTTCTACATCAAGAGACAATCTTGGCTTAACGATAGGCACTAATGTTGAAGCGTATGACGCAACTATTCTTAAAGATGCAGACCTTAGCGTAACTGTACAAGGATACGATGCTGACACAACTAAGAATGATGTAGCTAATACTTTTACGTTAGCTCAAACATTTGATTCGGGAGTGGTCATTGGCGATTGGACAGTAACAGAAGTTACGGGCGACTTAATATTCTCGGTAAGCAGTGTGGCTAAGATGAAGCTAGACGCAACAGGCAACCTGACAGTTGTGGGTGATGTGTCTGCGTTCGGTACGCTGTAATGGCGCTGCCAAGTACGGGTGAGTTAGCTCTCACAGATATACAGACCGAGTTCGGTGGGAGTAACCCCATAGAGCTGTCTGAATACTATGCTGGTGGACTTTACGTGCCATCTGGTACTACTGGTGACGGTGGAGCAATTCCGACAGCTGGAGAGATTACCATTGGTGACTTCTACGGCTCTCAGGCAGGCATTACCATCACGGTAACTGAAGGCAGTACAACATCATTAAAACCCAATGGGAATTCTGGCGCGCTGTACTATGGCTATGGGCAGCGAGGATATTACATCAGGGTACAAACTAATGGTACTGAATTTGGTCTTTCCTCAGACAATACTAACTCCGCTTGGCCGCAAAATATGGGTTCAAGAGCGCCAACCACCGCAGGTTTCGGTCATATTCGGGGGGTATACTACACTCCCAACAAAATCTCTGTGAATAGATTTTACTTCGTGGTTCAAGGCACTGTAGCTAAAACCGCCTTTACTGCATTGGATATACAGGGGTATGGGACGGTAACATCGGCATCCGCTGCGCATGGCACTTTTACCACGGAAGGAAGAACAGCTACATTCTGGAGGTGGGATATTACACCGACAGGCTGGAATGGCACAGGCACTAGAACAGTCCTAATCACATAAGGAAGGAAAAGATGAAAATCACATATACTTACATTGTAAATGGTTACAACCTGAAAAATAACGCTGTTAGCGTAACCTACACTGCCACTGACAGCTCGCTAGGCTTGCGTCCGTACACTATACAGCAGTTGGGTGTCAACTTAGATGATGCTGACGAGGTTATTGCTCAAATAGTATTAGCGTCCACGGCAGCACAATATGAATGGAACAAAATTCTTGATGTTAAAGACAAGGTTGCCTCTCCAGATATTGAAGCTCTTATCGGTAGAGAGATAACTCCAACTATCACTGAAACAGCGGAGATTGTGTAATGGCTATCTGGAGTCATAGACCTTTATATCGAGCTGATGACGTAGCCATTGTCAAGAGCGTAGCCCACAGCAAGGGTGACACATTCAGTCCTCCTACGATGCCTACAAGCTCTGGCGGTGTC